ATGGGTGGTAGCGGAACAGGCACGCCGACATCGAGCAGTCCGGTGTTTGTGGTGGAAGACGGCACGGGGCTGAGCACGGCCAACAGTTATCTGTCCGTGGCGGATGCCGACACGTACCACGCGAATATCACCCGATCCACGAACTGGTCCAGTGCGACGCAGACCGAGAAGGAAAACGCCCTGATTGTAGCGACGCAATACCTGGACATCCGGTTTCAGGGACGGTGGCGCGGGTACAGGAACACTCGATCTCAGGCGTTGTCGTGGCCCAGGTATTCTGTGGAGGACGACGATGGATACGTGCTCGATGCCACGGCGTTGCCCCAAAAACTCCAAGATGCTTGTGCGGAGATGGCCCTGCGTGTGGTGCTCGGAGACGACCTGCTTGGTACGGTCACGGAGACGGGCGAGGTGGTGTCGGAGTCGGTATCGGTCGGGCCGATCTCGGAGTCCAAGACCTACGCGGGCGGCAAGCCCTATGGCTACGAGTACCCCAAGCTCGATGCGTTGGTTCGTGGGTTGATCGCGGCGGGTGACACGATCATTCGAGGTTGAGATGGCAATCACGGCGGCCAAGACCCTGGCGTTGCTGACCAAGTACGGCGCGGATGCGGTGTTCCGGGAGTACGAGTCGTCCAGCTACGATGCGACCACGGGCAAGCGGACGATGGGCACAGCGACCGGGCATACGGCCAAGGCGGTGGAAGAGAGTCGCAAGGACCGGGTGCCGGGCTGGGCGGATGCCCTGTTGTATGTATCACCGTCTGGTTTGGAGTTCACACCGGCCGTTCAGATGGAAGTGGTGTACGCCTCGAAGACGTGGACGGTGGTGTCGGTTGAGGCGGTGGCGTATGCGGGTGACGTGGTGCTTTACAAGTTGGGCGTGAAGGCGGTGGCGTAGTGGATGTGAACCAGTTCAACCTGTCCCTGAGGAACTTCGCGGCCGTGGAGGTCCCGAAGAAGATCCAGCAGATTCACCAGAAGGTGGCGATGGAGGCGCTGAAGAGTCTGGTGATGAAGACCCGCGTCAAGACGGGGCGGGCGCGGGGCAACTGGCAGGTGGAGAACAACAACCGCCCGGATGCGGCGTTGCTGATTACCGATCCGGACGGCGGCACGACGATTAGCCGGGGCGCCACGGTGGTCGCCGAAGTCCGGCCGTTCAGTGTGACCTATATCACCAACAACGTCGTCTACATCGTGTTCCTGGAGGACGGACGAGGCACGTTTGCCGGTGACCACATGATGGCTCGCACGATCGAAGAAGCCAAGGGGATGTTCCGGTGACGTATACGCAGATTCACAACGCGATCCGCAGTCGGTTCAAGACCCTGATCGAGGATGGGCAGGGCTTGGCGACGCTGTACGAGAACGACGGCCAGACGGCTCCCACGGACAATTCGATGTGGTGCCGGTTCTACATCCGCGACTCGGCGGGGCAGCGGCTAACGGTGGGGGTGAAGAACTACCGCCGTTCGGGATTGGCGGTGGCGCAGTTGTTTGGGCCGGCGGGTCAGGGGGATGGGGAGTTGATCGAGGTGGTCGACGCGATCGTGGCGGCGTTTACGAGCGTGTCGGCGGGCGGCGTGAGGTATTTGACGGCCTATCAGCAGCCAGTGGGGCTGGAGGAAGGGCGGCACCAAATCAATGTCCTCTGCCCGTTTGAGGCAGAGCACCAAGCGTAAAGGAGAATGGCATGAGTGATACATCGAGGGTCCAACTGGCGTATGTGGCCGAGTCCAGTTTTGGCGTCCAGAAGACCGGCAGTAACCTGCAAATCCTGCGGATCACGGGCGAGAGCCTCAAGCAGGACGTCGCGTCGTCCCAGAGCAACGAGATACGATCGGATCGGCAGATCGCGTCGATTCGCCGGTCCCGGATCACGGCGTCGGGCGGGGTCAACTTCGAGCTGAGCTACGGGACGTATGATGCCCTGTTGGCGGCAGCGTTGTTGGATTCGGCGTGGGGTTCTCCGGTGGCGGTCTGTTCGTCGGCCACGGTGTCGGCGGCGGCCTCGGGCAACAAATTCACCGGCACCTTCACCGCGCCGACGGCGGGCGAGTGGATCAAGGTCAGTGGATTCACCAACGCGGCGAACAACGGCTACTTCAAGGTGGTGGCGGGCAAGGCGTCGGAGATCACCGTCTCCGGCGGGACGCTGGTCAATGAATCGGACAAGGCTGGGGTGACGATCGTACAGGGCGGGGCCATTGTCAACGGCACGGCGTTGCAGACGTTCAACCTGGAACGCAAGTACGAGGACCTGACCAGTGAACTGTCGCTGTTTCTGGGGATGGCGATTAACAGCCTGTCGCTGAATGTCCCGGTGGAAGGCGAGATCACCGGGGGCCTGGAGTTCTTGGGGCACAGCGAAAGCTCCGAGACCGCGTCGGGCGGTACGGGCTACGACGCGGCGACGACCACCGAGCACATGACCGCGCTGGATGTCCAGAACCTGCTGGAGAACCAGGCGGCCATGAGCATTCGGTCGTTCACCCTGGACTTGAACAACAACCTTCGTCAGCGGGCCATTGTGGGAAGCTCGGGCGTGTTGAGCATCGGATCGGGCCGGTGCATCGTCTCGGGGACGCTGGAGGCGTACTACGCCAGCAAGACGATCTACGACAAGTACCTCAACGGCACGGCGACAGCGTTGGCGCTGCTGCTGCAAGACCCGGCGGGCAACGGCTACATCATCGACCTGCCGGCAGTGAAGTACACGGCAGGGCAGCGCGTGGCCGGCGGACCCGATGTTGACGTGATGGTGCCGCTGTCGTGGGCGGCGCACGCACACGCCACGGAGAACGTGACGATTCGGATCGTGCGATTCCCGGTGGCTTAACCTGAAAGGACATGAAGCATGAAGCTGAGCGCCATACGCGCGGACTTGGACAAGGAGTTGCAGGGGGCATGGGTTCCGTATGCGGGCGACATCGTCCTGAAGATCGCCCGTTGGAACAACGAGCGGTGCCAGGAGGCGTACCGCAAGCTCCTGGAACAGCGCAAGGTGCTGCTCGATGCCAAGGAGTTGACGGACGAGCAGCGGATCGACGTGCAGAAAGAGGCGGCGTCCCAGACGATCCTGCTGGACTGGAAGGGCGTCGAGGACGACGACGGTCAGCCGATCCCGTATTCGAGCGGCACGGCGCTGGAGTGGTTCCGGGACAAGGAACTGTGGCGGCTGTGGAACTTCGTTTTCATGCAATCCCTTGAGGAAGAGAACTTCCGCAAGGAGCAGGTCCGGGATGCGGAAAAAAACTCGGCGACGTCCTGAGATGGCAGCTTGAGTGGGGGCCATACCTCGGGACGCTGAGACAACGAGCGACCAAGGGCCTGCCGACGCCGGCATGGGACGGCAGGCCGCAACTGCGGCAAGAGTGGGCGTGGGTCTATGATGGATTTCTGGTGCTGTCCAAGCAGAGACAGGCAGGCTTCGGGGCCAATCCGATCTCCGTGGCCGATGTCTGCGCGTACCTCGACTTGGTCGGCATCCGGGAGACGGGGCAGCGAATCGTGTTTCTCGAGCTGGTCGTCGGTTTGGATGAGATAGCGAGGCAGTGGCATGTCGAACATTCGCGAAGAGACGCTAAGCCTAAAGATTGATTCGACCGGCGCGGCAACCGGCGCGAGAACGTTTACGGGGGCGACCACGGCGGTTCAGGGTGGGGCCACCAAGGCGGCTGTGGCCGTGGCGGGACTGGCGAAGAACCTTGGCGGACTCTATCTGGCGTACAAGACGCTGGGCACGATCAAGCAGTCGGTGCGGGATTTTGCGGCGTTCGAGCGGCAGATGGCCAATGTCTCGACCATGCTGTATCGCGACGGGGCAATGAAGTACCTGCCGGCGTACAAGCAGCAGATTCGCGATTTGGCGATGGAGTTTGGCGAAGGGACCGAGACCCTGAGCAAGGGTCTGTACGACATCCTGTCGGCGTCGATTGACGCCTCTAAGGCGATGGACGTGTTGACCGTGTCGTCGCGTGCGGCGCAGGCGGGATTGACGACGACGGCGGTGGCGGGCGATGCGATTACGACGATCCTCAATTCGTACGGTCTGTCGGCGGAGTACGCGGGGAAGGTGTCCAGCGACCTGTTCGAGACGGTCCAGCGG